CATTAATTCAAGGAAAGATTGAGGATACTAAGGTAGAAACTCAACCTGGAATTTTATCATCTCGCGACCCACGTTGGAAGCATGAGAAAACACCTTTGTACCATGGTGTACAGAAGCACACTCGATGTCCAAAACCGTTTCAAACGGATCTCATTGAGCGAGCTGCTGCCCACTATTTTGGTATTTTAAGAAAGGCTACACCAGGTCGAATTATTGATAGACCATTAACTGTTGAGGAGGCTATTGTGGGTCTAGATTTCGATCATTATGACCCTATTGATTTGTCAACTTCTATGGGCTGGCCTTATAATTGTGGTGAAAAGAAAAAGAAAAAGTGAGTATATCACTGTTCATCGTGATAGAAATTCAAATGTCGTGGATGTTGAAATAAGTGATGATTTGATGCGTGTTATTCGGTTGAAGCATGATATGCGGGAACAAGGAATAAAAACGTTTGATATTTTCCAAGATACATTGAAAGATGAAAGAAGAAAACAACGGAAATTAGAACAAGCAGCAGGAACGCGAGTATTTTCACAGTGTGGTGCTGACTATTTGATATCAACTCGACAATATTTTATGGACTTTATTGCATCATATATGAAACACCGTCATTTGTTGAAGCATGCTATTGGAATCGCTAGTGATGGACCAGAATGGGCGGAATTAGCCTATAGACTTAGTTCCAAGGGTTCAAAAGTCTTTTCTGGAGATTTTACGGATTATGGTCCACGTATATGGGCTCAATTGGTTTCAAAGGCATTTGAATTAATTAATGATTGGTACGCAGAACATCAAAGTTATAAGGACCAGGGAAAATTCGATAAGGATCAGTTTATGCGTTATATGTTATCTCTTTCTGTTACACAGACTGTACATTTAGTGAATAATACTGTTTACCTTACTTTATGTGGAATTCCATCTGGACATCCAATTACAACACCTTTAAATGATATTGTACATCACATGCTTTTACGTATGGGATGGATTGAAATTACAAAACAATCATTATCTATATATGAAGAAAATGTTGAAGAAGTTACGTATGGTGATGATGAGTTAGTAAATATATCGGATGAGTTTGCAGATGTATTCAACTGTGTTGCGTTATCTCGTTGGTATTCGACATACGATTTTAAGTATACGGATGCAAGTAAAGTGGGTAATATTGCATATCAAACATTGGAAGAGGAGACTTTTCTAAAACGAACATTTAAAAAAACATCCGAATAAAAAAGGAATGTGGTTAGCACCTCTAGATATATTGTCTATAACAGAGTGTGCGCAGTGGGTATGGAAAAGCCCTAGTATTAAGGACGCTACATTATTAAATGTAAAGGCTAGTCTTGAGTTATCTTATGGACATGGCCCCAAATTTTTTAAATTGTGGTTCAACAAGCTTAAGGAGGCATGTCGGAAAGAAGGATTGGATATGCCAAATGTATCGTGGGCTGAACTTGATGCTATGTTTTTTCCAAATGTACCAGATAAAATGGAGTTATATTTCACTCCAGTTCCTGTTCAAGGACAAACAAAGAAAATTGAGAAGGCAATTTATTTGCCTGATCTAGAGTCGCAAGAAGGCTTAAGCTCTCAGTTGATTTTTAATGATCATAAGTTAGCAGCGGCTTTCTTTATTTAAATGTAAAACGTTGCGTGATTACACCCGAAAGATGAACAAAGAGTTCAAGATGTTTTGCATTATATTTAATATATTACTATGGTTTAGGTTTTGTTTTGAATATTTTAACTAGGTTGTACCTAATAATTTAGGCAACGTTAAAAAGGAAATTTGAT